CCAATTCAGGTAGGATGCATCAATTTGCAGATGGAATTTTTATTCCAGATGCGGTTAGAAAATTTTCTATTGCTGAAGAAGATAATGATGCGATGGTAATTCAGAATACTTCTGGAACTGTAAAATTATCTATTCAAGATGATAATATTATTATCGCCGCGCCGACTAAAGTTTTAGTCAGAACAGCTTTAGCCGAATTCTCACAAAACATATTAGTTAACGGAAATTTAACGGTGGCTGGGCTTACATCCGTTAATGGCGGATTTACGGCTGAAGTCGGATCGGCTGATATATGTGCATTACCTGCAACGACGACAATAAATGGGATCAACGTTGCAGGTCACGGTCACGAACAAGATGGGACTTCTGGGCGAACTGCTGGTGGGATGGAGGCGTAAAAATGTCAGCGACATATAGTTTAAATATTGATACCGGAACAGTAACCGCGAATACGGCGGATCTTTTGACGGACGTAGAAACCGAATGGCAAGCTGTATTCGGAACTTCTTTAGATACTGACGCGAGTACTCCGCAAGGAACATTGATTCAAAACGAAACATTGGCAAGAACTAGCGTCATGAAAAATAATTCTGATATGGCGAATTTATTAAATCCCGATCAGTCTTATGCATTATTTCTTAGCTCTATTTGTTCGTTTAATGGCATAGTTCCTCCTATTGATAAACCAACAGTAGGCGTTAACGTGGACGCTGTTAATAGCGGAACAACTCCTATTGTGATACCTTCTGGAAATAGGGTGCAAACTTCAAACGGTGATTATTTTCAGATCGTTAATGATGTTTCTGTTGATGCAGGATCTACGGGAGAAATAACTATTTCTTCTTCTGTTGAAGGTCCCATACCATTACCGGTAGGATCTTTGACAATTGTTGATGGCGTAATTGGCTGGGGGTCGGCGGCGGTAACTTCTTCTACTTCTATCACACTGGGAACGCTTTCTTTGTCTGATTCTCAACTGAGAACAGTAAGAAAAAGAATGCTCTTTAAGCAGGGATTAAGCTCTACCGGCGCGATACAGGCAAACGTTCAGGCTGTTGATAATGTGACCAGCATCCAGGCTGTCGAAAATAATACCGGCGCGACCGGGTTAGTCAATGGGATTACTTTTACATTGCCAAGCGCCATGTACGTGTGCGTCTCGGGCGCTGGTGCGATTGCAGATATAGCCTCAGCATTATATGCCGCGCACGGTGCGGGGTGTCCTTGGGATTATGGCGCGGCAGGGGAGGGTATTCCGGTCAACCCGCCGAACGGGGTTCAAGTTGTAGATCCCTATAATCAAAAACCCTATTATGTAAAATATTGCACTCCGATATTATTTGATTGTTACGTACATGTAACGGCTGATCAGGGAAATAGTAAAGCGTCAGAAATTGCAATTCAAAATACGGTGGTTTTATGGTCGACTGGCGGCGTTTCCGGGCAGCAAGGATTAGCCGACGGTGTCGATGTATCTAGCTATTTGATTTCTGGTGCAATCGCCACTACTTTCCCTGGAATTATAATTTCTGAATGCTCCGTCTGTGTTTTAGCTGCCGGGTCTCCGCCGCCAAGCTATCCCACTGGATACGTTCCTTACTTTTCAATGCTACCTTATCAGGAGGCGAAAATAAAAGTCGGAAATGTACAGGTGGCATTGTCATGATAACACCATACAATACAGATCAGACTCAAGTTCTAAAATGGATGCATAACAACGCTCCGAATATTACAAAACTTATAAAATCAAAAGCAAATTGGTATGCTATAAATCAAACTCAATTTTGGAGTGATTTTTATACTAATATTTTTAATCTAAAAACGGCAAATATTTTCGGAATATCTATATGGTGCATTATTTTAGGAGTTCCGTCAAAACTTTTCGGTTTATATCCAATAACTAACGCTTGGGCTTATGGTATTAATCGAGAAAATTTTGCTACGACTGGTATTACGGTTTTTGCATTAAACGAATGGAATGATGTTGTAAATAGTAATCCTGTGATACCTACGCCTCCCGCGTATAATATTGGCGGTAATTTTTATGGCGGCGGAAATACCACTATAATAGATCTGAGTGAAGTTGTAAAAGTCTTGCAATTAAGATACGCAACTCTAGTTTCCAACGGAACTACGCAATACATAAATAGAATGCTAAATTATATTTTTAATAACGGCGAACCTTGGGATTATGATTCTGGAAATTATTTTTATTTAGCTGATAATACTATTGTTCCTTCTGCTACAGTAGACCCTATTACTCAAGATTATTATATGGAATATAGGGTAGGTCCTGGACTTAAATTATCAGATCAGTTTATCACATTATTAAATTCTACCCAATATGGGATCATCCCGACTTTTGCCGGTACGCGTTATTTAGTCGTCAAGGAGTCATAAAATGCCAGATCTAATAGTAACAGCGTTTAGCGTTGATGGGGATAAAACAGTACCGCCCCAATTATCACCTCAAAATTTTGTTAGTTTTGAACAAGGTTATACGACGGATTATGAAGAGCCTTTAAACGCCGGAAATCCAAACGCAAAGCCGGTCGAAAGACCCATTCAAAACTATCTTTTTTATGTTACAACAGATAATATTTCTTTTTTACAGCAACACGGATATTGCATCTGGTATAATACGATGCCGGGAGGTTATGGAGTAAACGATAAGGTTGTCCGTCAAAATAATGATGGAAGTTGGCTCCCATTTCGATCTTTAGTATCCTCGAATATCACTGACCCTTTAGTAAATTCTGCTAGCTGGGAGTTTGATTATTCAGTTACCGCGATTAACGCCGCAATCCCAATGCCATCGGGCGGATCAATAGGGGCAAGCACTCCTTTAATTACGTCTTCGATAGATTTAAATTTCGTTTCTATTGGTACGTTTGAAATTGTAACTGATGCTGTTGCGCAATCTTGTTCTAACATACCCGCGCAAATAGGGTCTACCGCTCAGGCAGGATTGCTGGAAACGATCACATGGACTTTTAATTCAGTAAATTATTCTGTTCAACGATATACGACAAGAACAGGAACAACTGCAAGTCGCGGCAGTATCAACGGAACATGGTCTCCGTGGGTGCTATCAGCTTCATCTTATGGCCGATGCGACGGAGTCCTAAATTACAATGCAACCGCAACATTAACAGCAAGCGCAGGCGGAAACGTTGTGATCTGGAGTGGGGCCGCAAGTGGCTCTTTAACAATGCCCATAAAAAGTTCTCTGATTACTAATCAATTCATATGGTTTTATAACAAAGGGGCGACTTCAATAACAATCAGCACTCAAGGGTCAGACATTTTGAATGCCGAGGGAGTGAATTTAACGTCTTTAATTTTACAACCTGGAGATTCAATGCAGGTAGTTTCTCCTTCTGTCGCCAATACATATTATATTATTGGTGGGACTATTTTATTGTCCTACTCGACGACAAGAGGCACTCTTGCACCTTTAGGAGATAATTCCCTTCGACTTGCGACAACTTCTTTTGTCCAAAGAGATAGTGTAAATACGGTTTATCCAGTGGGAATAGCCATATTTTTCGCTCAGAATAAAAATCCTAACTCTTTATTTCCAGGGACTTCATGGGTATATACTGGAGAAAATAAAACGATAAGAACTGGATTGCAAAACGGTAGCGACGTTAATACGTCAGGAGGATCAGATACTCAATCTCTTAATAGCTCGAATCTTCCTCCACATAATCATACTGGCAGCGGAACAACTTCTGGGGAAAACGTGGCCCACGTTCATGGAGTGAGCGCCCATATAGGGATAGTAGGGACTTTGACCGACCTAGGTAATGTAGGTGCTGATAATACTAATTCTTACCCAACAGCCGTCATTGATCAAACGATTAATGTCAGCACAGGCAGTGAATCGACTGGGCATGAACATACCTATTCTTTTACCACATCTTCAACCGGTAGTAGTTCGCCCTTCAGCGTGGTAAACTCATATATTAAACTTATGTGTTGGTATCGTTCTGCTTAATTAAGAGGCTAATATGATTATTTCTAAAGAAGTATTGATGAACGGCACCGGATGTGCTTCCGGGGTAGCCGATGTATGGCTACCCTTCATACAAGAGGCATGTGATAAATTCAATATCAACACAGCAAATCGCATTGCTGCTTTTTTAGCAAACGTAGGCGTTGAATCTCAGCAATTGACGGTATTCTCCGAAAATCTTCATTACAGCGCAGTAGGTTTGGCTAAAACGTGGCCGTCTCGATATGCAGTAAAGAGCGCCGCAGAATTGAAAACGCCTAACGAGTTGGCCCTATCCCTTGTCGGGGACCCTGAAAAAATAGCGAATAACGTTTATGCTGATCGGTTGGGAAATGGAGACGAACAAAGCGGAGACGGCTGGACATATCGCGGTCAAGGTCCGATTCAAATAACGGGTAAAGCGAATATAACGCGCTGTCTCGCGGCTATAGGAAAAACGGGGAATCCTCCTACAGTCTTACAGGCCCCTGAAGCTGGTTCTTTATCGGCTGCGTGGTTCTTTTCGTCTACGGGGTGTAACGCTCTAGCAGATGAAGCAAAAATTTCAGAAATCGTGAAGGTAATAAACGGACAGATCCCGTGCGTAGCAAATCAAGGAACGCTACGAATTAATAGATTTAGATCTGCCGCAGCCATGATGGAATAAAAGAAAGGCCGCAACTCGCGGCCTATTTTGTTTGTGAGAAATAAGTCACTACATCATGAAAAGATAAATTATTAATATTTCCTGTCATGAAAAAGTTTCCAAGCGCACTTAAGATCCCGATCACTATCGCTCTTAATAGTCTATCCTTTATTGAATTACCAACGAAGCTAAGAATAAAAGAAAACGACGCATCTAATATATCAGGCAAGAATAAATCAACAAATTTTTTCGAGACCTTTTTAAGTTTTTCATTCACAACGCCCCCTAAACATACTTATTACTTCCCGAAATTATAGAGATCTTTTGTAGGGTGACCGTTATCATCCCACATGGGGTTTAGAATTGAGAACGTCATAATTTTATTTGAAGTTTCATTATAGTAGATATCTAATCTTCTGGATGTAGGAACATAATAAATAAAATCCTCGACGTGTTGAGGTAATATAAGTTCTACTAAATTATCATGCCCATAATCCATGACTTTTTGTATTACATAAGTTCTTGTAACTACAGTACCATCTACTATTTTATATTTTATCTGTATATAACTGTAAGAATTGTTTGGCTCAAAATAAACATCCGTTGGGAGATACAAATAAACTCCCTCTGTTGCTCCCGTAGGATCTTTTATTTCGTTTTGACAAAAATAAGGCTTTCCATATTTCGGATAGTCCATTGTGCTTTGCAAGCATTCGTCTGTATTTATCGTATTACCGATCATTTTTTTATGCGAAGTAAGCCATTTCCCATGTAAATCTTTCATCTTGAAATCAACATTATCATTCCCATTACTTGTATCTATGGTGCTGGATAAAGCGCTCGGAAGTGTATCACCAAACGAATGCAAAGACGTCATAAAAACAATTGCTGCCAGGATCAAAGATTTAACATTGAAAGTGATAGCTGACATTTCGTAACTCCGATGATTATATAGGATTATGCCTATATAATCAATTGTCAAGATATTGTAAGTTTTGCTATAGTTATGTATTCTAATTATAGCAGTCTATTGTTTATTGGATTTTGAATTCTGTCCAGACGCGGCCATCATCATACGCTAGATTTTATCTGGCCGCGCCTAAAATCGGTTAAAAATTAATCAATAATTTCAAAAACGCCATGACCGGAATTCGAAAGATAGATAAAAATAAGATCATCTACATCGTCTCGAATAGCAACGTAATTATCGTTTACGCCGTCTGCTTCTGGGTCTTTATTGCCATCGATGCATTGATAAACTTTACCTACTGTCAAATAAGGTTCTTTGTCTCTTCCATTGCTAAACATTTAATTTTCATTTTCAAATCCTCTCTACAAAGGCCCATGCTGCATGATAAACGGTTGCTCCGGGCGTATGATTCATACAAATGGTATCGACTGGAGCAACTACGCGATAAAGAACGGGTTCTCCTCCTATAGATCTGGCCGCGCGCCCGGCGTAAATTTTTGCTAATCCAAAATCTTCAGTAAAGAAGACTCGTTCTAAATTTTTCTTGCGTCCTTTTTCACTAATCGTTCCGGTATTGGAGGGAGGGAGAAGTAAACTATCAATGCCTGCTACGGTGCAAGAACCATGATAAAAAGTTTTTCTTTCGTCGCGGCAATTGATAGTTTGCATCTTATCTCCTAGGCCCGGAGGACCGGGCGACCAAGCTAAAGAACGAACACACCGCTAAAGGTGGCCAGCATGTCATCTTCATCAACGCCCTTGGTCATGCCGAGAAAGATGACTTCTTTTTCTTCTTCCGGTTGTGCCATATAGGCTTGAAATTCCTCTAGCGTCATTTCCTGCGCGTTTTTCATTTTAATTCCTCTATCTCATTTCGATGTAGATATAATAAAGCCAATGAACACCGCTGTAAAGTGTTCATTGGCTAAAATAGAAAATATTTTTAGTAATCGGTTACATCGTCTGGATGTCGAAAAGCTTTGAAAATTCCGTGGCGTGGAACGTCCTTAGCGCCTTTAGGAAAATGCTTGTAAGTGACTAACTTGCCTTTATCTTCTTCAAAAGAATCCCAGCGGGCTTTCCGTTCAGGTGCTTTCATGCTGCCGCAGCTTACCTTAAATTCTTTTTCGTATTCAGATGACTTTACCCAATACGACCCAAGAATTCCGGAGCCGAAAAGACCATCTTGATCGGAAGATCTCTTTGTGCGACCGAGTTCGTCAATGTATGCGGAATTCCCGTTATGCATTAATTCTTCGCGTCCAATTATAACCGCTTCAGCGTCGACAAACCGTTTTACCTTCAATAACCATCCCTGTTTTACTGTGCTACGCCCAAATTTATACAGACCGTGAGGAGCGCGGATCATAATTCCTTCATATCCATTATCGACTTGTTCAGATTCATAAGCGTCAAGCTCTTCAAGATTATTGATTAAAGTTTGCTTTAGCACTTTAATGCGCGGCAATAATCCGTTGTTTAATAAAATCTGATTTACCACGAAAGCCCGTTCTTGAAATTCCTCAAATCTGTCAAGGAAAGGAATGTCGAAATTGTCCCATGTGTCGAACATGTAAAAATAGAAATCTGGTTCTCCCTTTATAGACATGACTCCAGAAACAGAACGTGCATAAGTTTCC